CCAATCAGGTCCTTGACAATTCACTCCCACTGCACATTCTGACAATGCTGGAAATAACGATAATATCCTAGCAATAGGAAGAAAATACTTCCGTGTCAGCATCTGTAAAACAATAGGAGCTGCTTGAAACACTCGTACCTTGTCCTTAGACAATTTTGTTGGTTCGTCTTTCAGGCATGCTTTGAAAGCAGGATAGTACCGTTCGCCTCGAGCGTACATTTCCTCCGCTTTCTCGAACTCCTTCCAGAACATATCATCCAGTTCTGCGGGGCAATTAAATCCCTCAAACATCTCCGGATCCAAATACGTCAAATAAGCTCGCTTTGGGCCTGATAGTGGGTAACCAACAGATGTATTCGGTGGCATCTTGTCAACAAATTTCTTTCCATCAATGCCACAAACAGTTTCCATCCTCGTCAAGGGGCGTGTGTTCGTTCTCAGAGCATGGTATTCACTCAGCAATTTCTCGAATGGCTCTAAATAATCCTCGCATGCTCGTGCTAACAAGGATCCTTCAATACCATGAGATGGCTGACACGAATGTTCAAGAGAAGCATGCCATGGATCTCCCTTTCGGAATTTCGGGGCACCCCACTTATTGGGAACTCCACACACAGTCTCAACGTACTTAGAGATACATGAAGTAACTACATCGGAGTAGTACGTCACACGTCCCAAGCAGGTTCCAAAGACTTCAATATTAGGACACTTACCCTCTAAAATGGGTAGTCGCCGAAGTGGGGACTTCTCATGAATCTCATCTGACGTCATAAATTGAACACCATATTTCTCAGTTTCCATGGTACCTGCACTAGCCGAAACTAATACAGATGGGATGGACTGGAGCTTGGCAAGAGCGGTGTCTATCTGACTACGCAAAATAGTTCCACCGCATCCGCGTGGTGTGTCATCGATACCACCCAAATGGAATGCTGCAAAATAGGGGGACTTAGTTTCACTGATCAGTGGTGACATGCACATCCCAACACAAGTGTTGAAATTCAATGTGTAGTAACCACCGGGGAAGC